GGTTGTACTTGAAGGTACGGTGTAGATTGTTACTTCTGAAGTACCTACAGCCGAACTACTTACATAATTTTTAAATGTGTTTGCCATTTTATTCTATCCTAAAGCTATTGCAAATGCAAGTGCAGAAGCATCTGATGCGGTGGTTCCAGTACCAGTAGCATTGTCAACGTATGCAGTTGTTGCTATTTTTGTGCTATCATCACCTGAACTTTGTGTTGTTCCTGTTGTAGCTGACGATATAGTACCATCTAATGCGCCACTAAAAGTAGTTGCAGCTATTGCCCCTGTTAAAGTTGCGCCTGTAGCACTTGTTACTAATACATCCGAATTGTTATATTTTAATTTAACAATACCAGTGCCATTCGGATTTATGTCAATGTTACCATTGGTATCTGTAGATGTGATAGCATTACCATTTATGTTAACGTTATCTACATCAAGATCAGTATTGATTACAACAGTACCTGTACCATTTGGTGATAGGTTTATATTACCGTTGCTGTCTGTTGAGGATATTGTATTTGTAACTACGTTAAGATTACCAACACTAATATCACCACTAACATCTACACCGTCTGCTGTTGTTTCTATTTTCTTTACGTTGTTATGGTATAGGTTAACTGCACCGTTAACATCCATATCCATATACTTTTCAGTACCAGTGTCACTTTGTATTGTAACACCATCTCCTTGTATTGTCAACTCCCCTGTTGTATTTATTACAGAAGTATTTGTACCATCGTGTTTAATTGTAAGATCATCACCTGTACCTACAACAATACTAGCATTATCTGCAAAGTCTAGTGCGTTAGCACTTCTATCCCATGTCATGTCATAGGATGCACCCTTAAATATTACATCACCATCTGACTTAATACGCACACGTTCTGTAGCTGTTGCACTAGTATTTGTTTTAAATACGAGAGCAGTAGAGTTGTCTGCAGCACCAAAGTTATTTTCTGCTACAGCATCAATCTCTGCACCTACAAGTCTAGCATCTGATCCACTATCTTCTAGTGGGGCATTAAAACTAATCTTACCAATAGTATTACCATTGTCTACAGATATGTCCGATGTTTGTAATGATAGTTGAAAGCCACTAGCTGCTGTTGCACCTAGTCCTGTGTCTGCTACGTGTGTGAGTTTAACATCATCGTCAGCACCAAATGTAAGAATAGAAGCATCACTCTGCAACCTTACATCATCTGTCATTATAACTTCTGGCGACTCAATTTTTACTGTTGTATCAGATGCAACATCTAACTGTCCATCTGCAGTAGAACTTATAGATAAATCTGCATCACGAAACTGTAATTTATTGTTTGTGTCAATAGACATGTCTCCACTAAAACTGTCTATGTAAGCAACACCATCAACATATAAATCTTTAAATTGTAGTGATGATGTACCTAAGTCTAACCCTGCGTTTGTACTGGGGTTAATTGCATTGGCAGTTGCTACTAGCTGTTGGGCAGGACCAATAACTGTAACAGCACCACCTTCTGCTGCAGTACCATCGTGGGTGTGACCAGAGGATGAATTAAATGCAGCTTCAATGGCATCGTATTCACCATCAAAGTCAGCAGCGTTAATAACGTTACCGTCAGCAATGTTATTTGCTGTGTCGTTACGTGTGTAGCCTGTTCCCATGTTTTTACCTTCTCGTGTTTGTAGCGTATTCTAGTGTTATAGCATCTAAAGAAAATGGTGGATCTGTACTATCTGATGTGTATTGTAGAGATACGACAAATGCTGATCCTATAATTTGAGTTTCAAATAATGTCTTTAGTTTGGAGCTATACACCGCTGTTGATCCGTATGTAGCTGCACCCATAAATGCAACTGTTCCTGTGGCGTTATTGAAGTCTATCTGTGTTGGCTGAACACTATTCTTTTGGTCAAAGTCTAGTTTTAAACTTACATCAAACGAAACACTACCCTGTGGGTCGGTATATAAAAACATCTTATAAAATGTTTTACGTACCCTTGGATCGTTAATTGGCATGTAAGGTGTAGCAAAAGTTGTTTGGATATTACTACCACCAAAACTATTACCCTCTTCCATTTGATATAAATAACCATCGTTATTTGCAAATACAATTGTTTCTGAGTTTTGGTAAAACCTACTATCTGCTACGTATGCTCTTATACCCCTTATGTCTGCCCATGACATTCCTTCGCCACCTTGACCTGCCATCTGTGTGCCAAGTATACCCTGAGCATTTGCTTGTCCAATATTATTATTGTAACCTAATAATCTATATTGTGATTTATCACGTATGACCACACTGGTAAAAGAAGTATTAGCTGTAATAAAATCTGTTACTTCTTTCTGTATTGTCTTAGATACAACACCTAATCCGAAGTCACCAATTCTTTCTGTACCACTTAAAAGTCGTAGGCCATCTGGACCAAGGAACATTATGTCACCACCGACTTCCTGTATTGTATCTTTATCTACACAACCTATATCTGTAGTTACTGGTTGTAGTTGAAAATCGCTTATAGTGTTTCCAACTAATTGAGATATAGATGTTTCAGTAAAAATAATAAGTTGTTGTCTAAATACAACTAAGCCGGTAATGTTTGCTCCTACAGATATTGTACCAGAACCATTGGCTGCTGTAAAGTCGTTATCTGTAAAAGGTGCAGTAAAAGTTAATAAACTATTTTTTCCAAAAAACAATTGATTTTTAAAATTTACTACAAATTCTGCTGCTGCTACATCAGTAGGTGCGCTATTAAGAGCTGTAAATAAAGATCCATTGTATAATGCAGGAACATTAATACTATCAACAATAGCTATTTTTTCTGATCCTGTATAGTTATACCTAGAAAATCTAGTTTTACCAGCACTTTCTCTTGACGTACTCAAAAAAGTTAGGGCAGCATTATCTGCTGGTGAACTAGCTAGAGCAGGATCAATAACTAAAGCAGCCTCGCCAGCATCATTTACTGTTGGTGTTGCAGTTAAGGTATATATCTTATCTATACCTGCAATCTTAAACACATCACCTATTTGTGGAGTAGAAGTTAATCCATCTACGTTTAATGTAGTACCAGTCTGTGATCCAGCATTTACAAGTACTGTTCCGTATACAGGTACATTTACAAGTGAGTATCCAGTACCAGATGTTTTAAGTAAACTTTCATTTTTACCTACGATAACTGAGTCAAGAAATACACCACATCCTACCGCAAGATAATTTCTATTTGTACTTGTAAACTCTACAGTATCTCCATTGGCAGGTGCGGCAGTAAGAGCAGGTGATATAGCTACTGTTGCTCTATTATCATCATCATCAAATGTTACACTGCCGCCAATAGTATACTCTGTTTTAAAAGATAGTGCGGTATCATCTGCAAGTGTTAATGATAGAGTATCAGCAGCACTACCTATTGTAACATTCGGTGATGAAAAAGCTTGTACTGTTGTACCTCTAGGTATACCATTACCAACAATTTCCATACCTGTTGTAATAGTTCCTACTATATTATCCACTGCAAAGGTAGTAGTTTTAAAAGTAAACTGTAATGATAAGTTATCTGCTACAGTTACGTTGCTAGATAACACTACAGTAAAGTTACCTGCTGCCCCTGTTGTAACACTAGATACTGTAATGTTACTTCCAATACCTACCCCTGTTATAATCTGACCTTTTGCTATAGTACCTGAAGCAACTGTGTCTACAATAATTGTGCTACTTGCTGTTATTGCACCATTGACAAGTGCAGTTGGTCCGTTTGCAGAAGCAATAGTAGATGTACCATTTATGTCTGCAGTAACATGTACTAGTTTAAACTTATCGTTTGTTTCTGGTGTTTGTCTAATGTTTGCAATATTTAAACTTGTACCAGTTTGACTTGCACCATGTACGACAGGTATACCATATGGTGGTATTACATCTAAGTCGTACTTATCATAACCTAGTATTCTTTTGTACCCACCTTCAATAGATGGTTCAAAGTTTCGTAGTATTCTTGCAGATCCGGGCATTTCCATGCCTTGCTGCAAAGGACTCATATTAGTTATAAGCCCACCACTAAACTTAATGGGATATGTTTGGCGATTTGTAGGCATTTATTAGTTGACCTGAATGGCAGTAGCAGCTGTATTTCTGGTTACAATAGTAGATCTAAGATAGTCATAACGATTAATATATAGACCCCTCATTTGTTTTATTTCAGTCTCAAACTTTGTTTGCATAAGCATAGACTCTTGTGACTCACCTCTAAACATATAAGCAAAGTGCATTGCACCGTTTACAATAACATGTCTAAATTGTTCTGGTACTGTAGGTACATCAGTATCGTTTATTAAATCAACAGGTAATCTATAGTATTCATAAACTAATTCATACGCTTTATCTGGTGGAGCTATTATACCAAATCCATCATCTGGAGTTCTAAAAACAAACTCTGGTAATGCCCTAATGCCAGTTGAAGTATTGTATTCATAATCAGAATACTTTTCTAAATACTCTTCATAAGATAATAAACGAAGTTTTCTAGTATTGTTTCCTAGTGTATCATTTCGTTTAATACGAAAACTATCAAAGTCTATTGTTTTAGAATCAGTAGGAGATGCATACCGTACTAAACCTGCAGTTAATGTTTCAGTTTCTTCTACGTGATTAAATGGCCACTCATATTCATGTTGATTTATAAAACGAATTGAAGAATTAACTGAATCTTTAACCATAGAATATTCACCAGTGGCTGTAAGAAAGTTTGCGTTTACCCCTGTACCACCTGTAAGTTCAACTTCATTAAGTCTACGGTTTACGTCATTGACAATTCCAATATAATCATATGCCATCTTAACGTTCCTTTAGTCTGAGTTTAATACTACGTTCTGCTGTACTACCTGTATCATCTGTCATCTGACAAAAGAAAGTATACTCAACATTGTTTTGCCCACCAGCAATATTTATTGTTGCAACAGTATTAGTATTTGTTTGAGATACATTTTGTATTGTATCGGTAACTGCACTGCTAGAAGCAGAAGTAAGATTAGCCCCTGCATTTAATTGTGTTTTTACATTATAAGTATTGGACTTAACAAACCATATTACAGAGTTAATTATAGCTGTATCAAGAAACCTTGACCAATCTACGCTATAGTCTAGTGTTTCATCAGGGTCTTTACTTGGCCAACGAAAGCTCATTTTTAATCCTCATTAGCGTAGACAACACGATCTGCTGATCTAGGCTTTCTTTTTATAAATACAAATCTGTTTTGTTTTTCTACTGTTACTGTTCTGTCTTTAGAGCTAGTAGTAGTTTGTGCGTCTACAAAAACTGATCGGTTTTGCGGTCTTACTAAGACGGTTCTTTCGGAAGGTGAGGTAGGCATTATGCAACCCTCGGTAGTAAGACAGTTCTTCTTTTGTTATATCTGTTTTTAACTGCTTCGTAATCAAATTGAATTGATGATACGTTTGCTGCCGGTAAGTTTACTACAGCAGAAGAAGAAACACTTGATAGTTTTTCAATAACAGTTACGTTAATACTACCTAATGATATTGTTGCAGCTACACTTTGTAGTGCTTCTTCTACTACTGGCTCTGGTGAATTTATAGAACCAGTTAATGCTAGTCCTACAATCTGTGCTTTAGAAGATGATCTAGCTGTTACGGAAGGAGCACCTACTGTGCCAACTACTG